TCTTTGACCAGTACTTGCAAGACCAGTACCTAGCTTTCCAGCGAGGACCTGGATTGTCGCAATTATGTCTAGCTCTAAAACTTTTTCTTCTTTCGGGATCGTCTCTCTTAATAGAAAGATTTGGATCTCCAAAACTTACCTTCACCACGTTGCCCTTATCATTCTTAACATATACTGCTCTCTTCTTTGGGCCACCTGGTGTTAAAAATGGTTTATTAAGAGTCTTGCCATCATTTGCTTCAGCAATCTCTCCCCAATCCTCATATAGCTCTTTGCCATCAGATGTAAATACCTCTTCAACAATACCAAGCTCAGAATCATCTACCATCTCACAAGAAACTTCTTCAGCTGTTCTCCAGCTACCACCTTTGGATTTATACCACTTTGCTGCCCACCCATTTGCATAAGCAGAAGGATAGACATCAAACTTTGACTTAGCCAAAGCTTTTGCTCTTGACCAGAGTTCAGGGTTTGTAGGAGCACTTTTTTCCAAAAGCTCTTCCAACTCCCGCTCTTCTAGTTTATTAAAATAAGACTTAAACGATTCTGTCTTTACCATAACTGGTGCTTCACCTTTTCCTGACCTATCAGCCACAGGATCTTCTCTTCTTTTTCTTCTAGCAGCAGTTGCTCTGTCATCCTTTGACATAGCTCTTGCTTTAGCTAGTGGCAAACATTTCGGCTTTCCTTCGCCTGGTTCTCTAGCACACGGTCCAGCAATCTCACCTTTCGTATTAATACGAACCCAATTACCCTTTGGGTGAGACTTACTAAACCAATGTCTCAAATCTTCTAAAATCATTAGACTAATGAGCCAACTAAACTAACAGCCGCAACTGCCCAACGAAGCGTAATCTCATCTTCTGCTAAACCGTTAGCACGATAAGAGGCTAGAACTTCTTGAGCAAGCGCATCTTTATCTTCTTTACTAATAGTGCCAGCTTGAAAATCACTCACAATGCCAGCAAACTCTCTTGCTAAATCACCACGAATAGATTGCTCATTAATGTACTGAAAGATTTCGTCCATTATCTGCCACTCCATGCCTGTTGAATGATTTTCATTCTCGTCTTACTTAAATTCACCCAACGCTGGCAGGTTGCAGCTTCAGCAGCCATGGCTTTATCTATGTTATCTAAAATAGCCTTTGTAGAAACCTTTTGTGCGTCGTTTCTAAATTCTGCATAACGATTCAACCAATCTGCTTCTTTATGCACAGCTACTAAAGAATTTTTATCTTCACAGCTAGCTTTATCTAAAGCAATTGATAAGGTAATAAAACTAGCTGCCATAGCTGGATCGTGATCCTTTGGCCAAATCTTGCTAACATAAGCAATCCCAGCACAACCCGTAAGAGTACTTGATAAAAATAACACGGCTAGAATCTTTTTCATGCAAAAGCCTCTTGTCTAAGTATAAAGAACTTTTTCACTTCTTCGTTCTATAGTGAGCTAATCTTTTTTGCTCAATAGATCTAATTTTAGGCAACATTCTCTGAGCTATTGTTGACTGTATACTCTTGAGTCTCGTAACCTGTGCCTCTAAACGATCCTTTTCAGCAGCGGAAAGTTGAGACTTATTTCTTCCCTTTAAAAATCTTCTGTATAAAGCTCTTCTTGCAGCTAGTTTAGCTCTTTTTTGCAATGTAGCTGGATCTGAAGCTCTTCTAAGCTTTAAACCCTTTGCTATGTTTCTTCTAGCTTTAAACCTAGCAAACTGTTGACGTCTCCTAAGTCTGGAAGAAGCAGAAATTGCTTCAGACATCTCTTCTTCCAACTCCTCCTCTTCGTCCTCTTCACCTTCCTCATCTTTTTCTAATTCATCAGAGGAATAAAAATCTGCAATATCTTCCCACTCTAAAGAATCTACCATTTTTGTAATTTCTTCTTCGGAGATCTCTTCAAACTCTTTATCTAAATTTCTTTTTTCTTCTTTTTTTTCGCTTAGAAAGTCATTAAAAGATTTAAGTTTCATTGGCTCTTTTTTCTCCTCTTCTACCTCACTATAATTTACTTGAGGTACATGGTCATACGGAAGATTGGAAAGTAGGAAATCGTCGTGACCGCTAAACTTAGCCATATTTTGAACGTGAGCTGTCATGTATTTTTGATGCTGATCTAATACACCAAGTTCTTGCAATGCATCGTGAGCTCTACTCATATGGTAGGTGAAGTCATGTAACATACTATTGGTAGCCATGTTATGAGACTGTGCGTGTTTCTCTACAGCCAAATATGAGTCTGTAGCTTCCATAGCTGTTTTTAACAGCTCATGTTGTTTATAGGGCCAGTTATCTAAGTTCATTTGGTAAGTGCCTTTAATATCCAACTATGTTTTTCGTGCATTATAGACCCACATAATATTTAAATTGCATTCTTTTTTTAGTGTCAGAAGGCAACACATTAGTAGCATCTTGATGTCCAGCTACTTCGCCTATTTTTTTACCTTCACGATCATCAGCAATCAATTGACCAAACAACCTATAAGCATCTTTACACATATCAAAATTCTTTGTTTGAATTCCGTCAAATTCTAACTGCTGATTTTCTTCTTGTAAAATTTTTCTTTGTTCTGTATTCATAAGTAATATTGGAACCTTTTGTTCTTTTAACCTAACCGAAGGAATATAGGGATAATCTTCATTGTTTTTCTCTACACATTCCACTAGCCACGATTTAAAAATGTTTCCATTGTATTCTTGAATGGTAACATAGTTTGATCCTCTGTAAGTTACCCTACCCTCTTTACCATCTTGCGTAGCAACATATTGACCTATTTGAAAGATTTTACCTGCCACATAATCTTCTCTAATTTTTTTAGATTTAGCAGATTCACCTGGAGTCATAGACTTCATTTTATCTACGCCATCTTTTTCACCCCATTGATATTTTGATATCTTTAAGTGGGGATCATATATTTCTTTTACATTAAGAGATGATCTTACGTTTTTGTAAACTTCCTCTTTTTGTTTATTAGAAAGTTTAGACATTAACCCAGATTTAAATTTTTCTTTATTACCTGAAATTGCATGAGATCTTAATTTAGTACCAGACATACCTTCAGCACCTTCAGCATCAGGATCTCTTTGACCAGCAGAAACGACTCTAATGGACTTATAATTATAATATCCGTGGCTACCTTCAATACCATTATATTTGTGAAGCTGTTTATGATACTCATCAACTCTATCCGAACCAGCTACCATAACAAGGTGTTTGTTTCCTTGATTGTGTAATTTTGTTGCTATATGAAAAATAGAAGGAGCTGCTTTACTAGATGAATATACATGAGCCTCAGGATATGAGGTTTTTATCAGACCTACTTTTTGAGAAGAATTCAAAGGATTTTTCTTAGCATCTTGGGAATGCGAAGTAATGAGGTGAGCTTTAGCATTATGCTCCTTAGCTACCTCCATAGTTTTATCAAACAGCTTTTCGTGTCCTACGGTTGGAGGATTATTTCTGCCAAAGGTAAAAACAGCTGTTTTTTCTTGTTCTTCTAAAATATTTTGATAGGCCATTTGTATAAAAAGTGTAAAACAATTGTATATTTATCATTTTTTAGAATGCATATTAATATACCAATGTGCAAGCTGTTTTTCGCGTGAAGAAGCGGTGTCAGAAGAACGGACTTTTTTTAGCTGAGCAATTGTTTTGCCTTTTAGGCCATGTCTAGCCATATCCCCTTTATCTTCTGGATTACGACCGTCTTGAAAATTTTCTTTAAATTCTTTGAAGGTTTTCATGTTGACTTTCTGTTGACCTGGCTGTAGAATTTCTCTTGTCAGCCGTTCAAGATTACCTTTCTCTAGATTGAAAGTTTAAACGGCTAAACTCATCTCTGTCAACAAGTTTTGTTGGTCTGTTGTTAATAGTAGCTACAAATCCTTCTGGCTTAACTTGCTGACCACCAACATGATGATCAAATGTAGGTTTATTTGATAATGCATTTACTAAAACGTTTTTAGCTTTTTGAAGTTGTTTGTGAACCTCAAAAGTAGTTTCAAAATGCTTAGATCTTTTTTCAACATGAGCAATCATTTTAGCACTACGTTGTAAATGACCTTGTTTTCCAGCTTGTGTCTTTAAAGCATCAGCTTTCTTTTGATAGAATTCTTTTAAATGCTGCTGATAGCCCTTAACAGTCAGAGGACCACCTTCTTTTACCTTCTTATTAATGTAAGTCTTTACATGTTCTTCGTGGCCAGTCACGTGTTCGTAGTTTTTTAACCTTTGATTTGCCTCAATAGCATTTTGCATGTGTGTAGTAAATTCTTTTTGCATTTCTTTAGTGTATTTTGCGTTGGAGTTATCCACGTGAGGAGAAATTAAATGCACATCATTGTGATTATTGAACTTACTTAAGTCAGCATTATATTCGGCTTTCATCTTAGCTAAAGTAGGACCTCTGTAAGCAGTATGTACAGCTACTCCTATTTTAGAATTAGCAATCTTTTTACCTTCTTCGGAATTGACATTTGTCGAGTAAGTAATTGTATTAGGTTTGAAATGGTACTTGCCACTTTTTTCACTCACATCTCTATCGTCTTTGTGATACATAAAATCCCCCTGGTAGATACCTTCCTTAGGAGCAACTTTAGGTAAATGAGTGAGAGCAGCTTTAAGTTTAGAAACTAATCCAGGAGCGTGTCCGTGATTCTTTTTAATATCTTCATGTGTGTAATTCAATTTTGGTGTAGCATTAAAAGCAGACTTGGATGCTACAAAGAACTTTCCATTTTCAGGATTAGTGCCAAACACAATAGACGGAGAGCCATCAAATTTAGTTGAAATTTTTGCCTTAGATTTTCTACCAGACAAAAGTTCGTGGGTATTATGTAACGTTTCGAAAGCGTGCATAAAGCCTTCGTGACCAGCATTGATATGATGATCTTCAGCATGCTCTAGGTGAGTCAGCTTTGATTCATCAGTTGCTTCAAGCAAAAAGGATTTAAAGTTCATAAAATTTTGGTTAACTTAGAAGTGAGAACATTAAAGGTCCAGCTTCAACTAAGTTTCTCATATACGGTTTATAAAATTTACCACCCTTGGTTTGTGAAGATGAGGCTTCTACTTTAACTCTTATCTTAAGAATTAAATTTGCTTTAGTTTCTGTACCGGCAAAAATTTCAACAAGTGGATCACCAGTTTCTTTAAATTTTGCTTTGAGATTACTCTTTTTTAATTGATTAGTATATATTTCAATAAAATCTTTGCTAAATTGGAGTTGTTTAAATTTACCACCCTCTAGTTTTACTAGTTCGATAGAAGCGTCTCCTCTCGTAGCACCCTCAAAAATAAGCTTAGCTAAGTTTTGAAAAAAAGTATTATCTTTAGAAGCTATTTTTGATTGAATTTGTTTAGCAGCTTCTTTGTAAACGACTCTTGCTGCAGATTTAATCATATCCTTAAACTCATTTAGTTTAGCATCTTCCCTGCTTGAAAAAATCTGTTTTTTGTCGTAGTTTTTAATTTCAGATAAGTACAATTTTTCTAGTTCTGATATATCTAAATTGAGAATATCTTCCCAAACTTTTTGTTGTTTTTCAAATTCATCACCAGATACTTGTGCAAACTGTTCACCACCCGCTACCTTTAAAGATATTTGTCTCGTGTAAGGCTTACCATTTATTGTTACTTTAATATCAGCCTTAGTTCCTTTTTGGTCACCAACACCATCGGATAAAATTATAATGTTATCCAATTGTCCGTTAAGTGCAAACTTAAGAACGTCCTCGGTCCAAGTTTTTTCAACATAAGAAATGGCAGAATCATATAAATCTTTAACAACAGTTCTATTTTGTTTATTGCTGAGTAATTTTGCTGCTGCTTCGGGCAAAGCGATAGAGAAATTTATAGCATCAGATACATATTGACCCCGTACAGCAACAATATCTTTTGCTTTAAACTCAATCATTCGGTTACTTCTAAAAAATTCATCAAGAACGTTGTCAATCATTGCAACAGTTATAGGTACATTTTTGTCCTTTAGACTCGAGGGACGATTAGTAAACTTTGCTGCTAAAGCCGCACCTAAAATGCCTTCAGCAACATCTCCTCTGTTGAACTTGTATATTTCGTTAACCATAGTATTATTTAGTCTCCCAAAAACCACACCGTAGAAAAACAAAACCCCTCTTGCGAGGGGTTGCTGTTGTTACAAGGATACCGGTTACGACCATCCGGCGACACTTAAGGTGAGAGAGGAGGGGGAAGTGCCCGGTTGAGCTCAACTATTAGTTGAAAACAGAGCTACCAGCAGCAGAAAAGGCTGCGGCAACCATAGCACGCGAAGGACGGCCAAGGCGATAAGCCGTGCCACCATTTTTGTTCACGTTGCTATAGATGGCGAACCCTTGCGAACGCAGCTCAGAAATGCGAGCAGACACTGTACCTTCAGTGGTACGCAGTTGCTTAGCAATAGCATGCGCCGAAAAGTTTTTGCCAGTACGAAGTACGTTAAGAACTTTAGTTTGAATACTCATTAAAACATCTCCTAATTACACATCACGCCACACCATTTTAAGATTTAACTAACGTGGCTATCAGTTAAATCATCCTTACTACCATTAAATTATAAAACAACTTTATATAAAAGACAACGTGACTATTCCTTGCCGTCCTCTTCTAATTTCTTTATTTGCTCAACAGTAATAAGTTTGTTATCTACTAATAATAAAGCAAAATCTATAGCACCACTTATTTTACCCCACATGTAACATAAAACACATGCACCAAGTAAAAGCGCTAAATGTATAAAGTTTGTTAGATTTAAAGCATCATGCATATTTGATCCATTTGTAAGCTCTTTGAATAAGTTTTTTTCTTACCTTTTGCCAGTCACAACCTTTATAGGTTCTTTTGTAGTAACTATAGGAAGGAATTTTTCTGGTGGTACTGATTCTGTTTAAAATTTCGTAAGGATTTTTGGTTGGATAATAATATTTTATTTCCATAGCAATATCGTGACCATAGGCATCAATTTCATCCACATCAGCTAAGTAAGCTCTTTCCTCATTATCAACTTTGGTATCCATATTTCGAAAATCCACTTTTTCAGCTTCAAAATTTACATCGCGATATTGCCATTGATATTTGTGAATTGTTTCGTGTTGAATGGCTTGTGATGTGAGAAACTTAAACTCTGGCCATTTGTTTTTTGATATTGAAATACTTTTGCTTCTAGCAGAAAAGTTAAAGCAAACGTATCTTGTATCTGTATTCATATCGTATAAACCAGATACAGTAAAATAATCTTTATCTATATCTTCAAAAATTTCAAACTTAAACTTTAAATCTTTGTCACTAAAAGAGTCTCTCAGAGCTTTTGTGACTAAATGGTATGGCTTGTTACCTAATATATTTTCTTTGGCTGCATCAATACACTGATTTATTTGAGGTGCTAAGAACACTATTCCTCCTAAATTTTTATACCAGAGAAATCTTTTTTTGAGAACATTTTGCTGAAAGAACGATCCTCAAGCGTTGATTCTTCAAAATCAATACCCGAATCTGAAACATCATTTTGAGCTAAATCTTCAAGGTTATATAATCTCATTTTAGCACGATCAACCCCTACCATAAATCTTTTAAAACTAGTTAAATCGTTGTAACGGTTTTTTAACTGTTTTATCATAATTTGGTTAAGTTGCTCGAGCTCTTCAGTGCTGATAAGAGCAAACATAAAGTCTGCTGTAGCCGGTAAACCGAAAGATTCGGATGTGTCTGTCAGGTCTACATCAGTGTTAGAATATCCAGATCTTGTAGTCTGAGTAGCCGATACGACAGGTAAATTATATTCTACAGCTAGCCCACGTAACTCTTCAGCAATAGCCTTAATATATGTATAAGAATTAACACTTCCACCAGGCTTAAATCTTGACGAAGCACAAATATTTAGATAATCGACAAAAATTATGTCTGGTCTAAATTGCTTCTTCAAAGCAAGCTCATTGAGAAGTGACTTAAAGTGGTTAGTATGCGCTGATGCGGTTGGATATTCCTTAATTATTACCTTACCGGTGGTTTTTTGTGCCAGCTTTTCAATCCTCGACGAAAATGCTATTTTTGGTATATCTTTAAGCTGCTCTAATTCAATGTTTGATAA